CTCCAGGTTTTAAAAGTATAGCTGTCTTACCAGCAAAATCACATCTCCATTGATGGGCATGTTTGATGTAGTTTGTTGTGCAGTATTTTACAATTTTATCTGATTTTTTTGCTATCTCCTCAGAAAATCCGATTTCAACTGCGTCTCTCCACTCTTCTGCAACGTAATCTGCCATCTATCATGTACCTCCGAAGCTAGTCGTAAAACAAAATGATTATGACCATGTTGATTTATATGGCCTCTCCCGTCTGAATAATCTTTAGCTAAATCTCTCAAATAATATTCCCATATACAGGGATGATCTTTTATCATAGGTTGTTCTATAATATTAGGTCTATAAACAGGAATCAACATTAAGTTATCCGCTGTAGCTTCCCCTAATACTGCTTTTACAAATAAAGCATTTGTTCTTTCATACCAAGCCATACGTGTAATTTTTTTAAACCATATATCTTGTGTTAGTTTGCCCCAAACATCACCTAGTCCCCAACCATAAGGTAGTAGATATTCTCCATTTCCTTTAGGATCAGCTCTGTGATGATGACCTACTAGCCAAATAACTTTAAAACGATTGACAAGATCATTATTTATGATATACTCAGCTTGTGCATCTAAAGTTATACCTGGCTCTTCATAACGATTTTTTAAACCTAATTGGTCAAAAGCAGGTATAGGCGCTTCATCACTTGGTATTGACCAAGAGTTTCCAATTACAAAGATTTCATTATTTATGTTCATTATAACCTGTGGAGATAGTTTTACACAAGGAGAAGGTCTTGAGAAACAAACTCAAGCCTATCCTTATTTATTAAATGCGGATATTAAGAATCTAGCGCAAAGTGGCGCTTCCGAATATCTTATTACAACACAAATTGAACAAGCTGTCAAGCTAAAACCTGATTTGATTATAGTCGGACATACGAGTGAATATAGATGGGAAGTTTGGGATGCCAGAAATGAAATACAACAAGGATTTATAATAGCTAACCATGTATTAAAAAATGAAAAATACTATAGAAACTGGATTCTATCTGAACAAATACTAAGTAATACTAGAAATACTAAAGAACATAAAGCTGCATGGCACGCAGCAGGAATGTTATATTTTTCTGATGTAGAATTAGTACAACGTCTGTGGAGTGGGGCAGTATCTAAACAAATACTATTAGCTAACAGAGCTGATATACCAATGATTCATCATTGTTGTTTTCCTCATTTACAATCTTTACTAGCAGAACTAACGGATGATTATGTAGAGTTTCATTTAGATATAGAAAAACATAAAGATTTAGCTCCTGATGGTTCTCATGCAGGAGCAAAAAGTCATATGAAACTAGCTAATATGATTATGAATAAACTCAGCTAGGGCTTTAGTTGCTTTTCTATTAGGATGAACTTGATCAGTAGCTGAAGCAAAATGTTCTGGATGTTCTTTCCAAAAATTATGTTTATGTTCCCAAAGTTCCCATAATCTCATTGCACCTTTTTTATCACCGTCTGAATACTTTTCAAAGTGTGTATAGTCTCCAAAGATAGTAGTATCTTTAAAGTCAGGATAGAAAAACTCAGTAATACTAGGAAGTATGAAATTACAGGTAAAGTCAGGTTCAATTTTTTCTATACCACCTAACAATATTAATTTATGTTTATACTGTTCTAGTATATTATATTCCATTTTTTTTACTAATTTAATTTTTTCAAATAAATCAGTAGTAGTGTATGCTAAACCATGCTCTGGAGTTAGATGTTTAAAATCTCGTGTAGCACAAGTCTTAACGTATACAATAAAATCAAAGCCGATTTCATGAGTCATTAGGCAATTTAAAGATACAAAATCACCCCAACCAGGATTAGCAGCATGTGCTACTTCATGGCCTAAATCTCGCAAGTATCTAGACATAGAATATTTTTCAGCAAAAGCCCTAGTCTCTTCGGGAGTGAGAGTTGGATCCCACTCCCCTGCAGACCATGAGTCGCCAGTTACTAATATTTTGTAACTAGCTGTCATATCAGAGACACGCTTCTACAAAATCTTTAATTTCATCCCATTTTTCTTGTTCTTCTTGCATATTTTCCTTGCGTACAATAGTAGCAACTTTAGTAATAGTTGCTACAGGAATATCATATTCCTGTTTAATATCTTTTTTAAGTTCAGCAATAGATTCTCTGATTGCTTCTCCTTGAATCATAAGGTCTACAATACGTGAGATTTCTTTACGCAGTTCGTTTTTTAGTGCTACTTCCATTTGTTTTTCCTTTAAGGTTGTTCGGTTACGATGGTTAAAAATAGTTTATTTTGTAGTTCTTTATTAGCAAAATGACAAGAACTGTGTATTACAGATCTATCAAAAGCTATTAAAGATTGAGGTTCCCACTTTGCTGCAAGCTCAACTGAAAATCCCCATAGAGCCTCATAATCAATATGAGTAAGATAATTATTATAATCTTCTTTTGACAAATATGCATCTCTTAAGTTAAATATATCGCTGTTCTCATAGTCAGTAACTGTAATATGACTTGGGGTGCCAAACGATTCATCAGAAGATGTAGCTACACCTCGTTGAAAACGCGCTTGACAACCACTCCATCTTTGATCAAAAAGCATACTGTAAATATCTAAAGATTTGTCCCAGTGTAAAGGTATAATAATTTGTTTATATACTTTACTTTGAGGATCTTTACCGCTATCAGTGTGTAAACGATATGGTCCTAAAGTTATATTAAATTTTCCACCTATCATTTTATAATCACCGATACATTTTGTAAGTACTGGATCTAGTATTTCTTTAGCTCCTGTATCCCAAGAGACAGGTGCGCTACAAGCAGTAGCAGTTTCTCCAGGATTAGGTCTTCGTTTAGATAGTGTATGTTCAAAATCTGCAACATTAAGAGAGTCATCAAACATTTTATAATTTGTAACTCCAGAACCGGCTTTAGGAGCTTTCTTAAAAAGATTTATAAGTTCTTTAGTTTCGTCTTTAGAAAACACATTTTTGTGAACCTTAGAAGGTTCCCAACTACTTATAATTGCATCTTCTATTTCTTTAGGTCTTCTACTAAAATGTTCGTACATTAAAGTCTCCTTTCTAGTTGTTCATAACAGTAGTGAAAAGCATCTGAATATTGTCTTAAATAATCTTGGCGTTCAGTAATCCATCTATAGCTTGTAATACATACTTCTCTATTGCATAAATCAGTTGCATTAGAGCACGAACCAATAAATGGAGTATACCAAGGAAATCTATCACTGGTTATATCACATAAAGGTTTAGGATTATAAGTAAATCTTGGAATATTAAATCTTTTGAATAAGTCAAACAATTTATCTAACTTGATGGGTGCTAAGTTTTTAAAACTAAACATATACACAGATACGTCTGAATAGTCATTAATAGATTGTAATTGAATAGATTTAATATCGTTCAATTCTTTTCTTAAAAAATTCATATTATTCTGTCTTATCTCATTCATTTCATCTAATTGATTAAGTTTGACTCTACCTATTTCTTGTAAAATAGGATGGCATAAAAAAGTATAGTCTAATCCTTCTAAGGAAAGATCAGTATGTCCTATTATTTTATTTTTATGAGTAGATTTAGAGCCATAGTATATAATCTTATTATATAAGTCTTCAGAATCCGTAACTACAGCTCCTGCTCCACCTATAGGAAGAAGTTTACCAGAGTTAAAACTAAAAGCTCCTATATGTCCTATAGTACCTGTAAAGTTTTTTCCATACTTTCTACCCATACTCTGTGCAGAATCTTCAATCATAATAAGACTATGTTCATCACAAAATGCACGTATTTTGTGTAATTCAGGACAAGAACCATACAAGTTAACTACAAGTACCGCTTTAGTTCTAGGACTATAGGCTTCTACTATAGCATCATAAGATATTTGAAAAGTATTTGGGTCTATATCTGCAAATATAGGTAATGCACCTATATGAACAATAGGTGATAGAGTCTGTCCCCAAGATATAGGAGTAGTAATTACTTCATCTTCTTGAGTAACTCCTGCTGCTAATAGTGCTAAAAATATAGAAGTATACCCAGAATTAGTAACAAAACAATGGTTAGTTCCTAAATAATCACATATTTCATCCTCAAAAGAAGTAGACTTTTTAAAGTAAAAACTATCTACAATTCTTCTATCTTTAGCATCTGGTTCATACAAATGTGGTAGACAAGAATGAATCTCATCTACAGTAATATTAGGGTATAGTGGTGGTTTAGCTGTAACTAATTTCATTATTCAATCTACTAGTTGAAATGTTTTTCTTATATTCTCAGGTCTTTTCCTGATTAGTTTATCTTCTGTAAACTTTTTTAAAATATTATTAAAAATATCATGACTCAATGCTGTTATATCATCAGATATAGTACCATCAACTAGCAATCTCTGATGAACCATGTTCAAAGCAGTTATTAGGTTGGCTGAACCGATAGATCTAGAATCTTTGTAATCCCCTTCAGTTCTGACTTTTACTAACTCCCATGTTTCATTTTCCCAAACAGTATCGTCATCTTCATCAAATACTTCAATGGGCATACCACCTAGTATTTTCCATACCATGTCGTCATATTTTGTTGTCATTATTCAATTCACTTATAAAAAGGCATAGCTTTACTGGCTATGCCCGCACACTCCCTACGGTCGTATTAGGAAGCAATCCAATCATCACGATATGGAGCTGCATAGAACCAAGCCAAAGATTGC